CATCAGTTCCAATCGCCAGACCGAGCGCAGTACGAGCAGCCGATGCAGTAGAGCCACCAGTTCCGCCCCTAGTAATCTTAAGGATCGGGCCGGCATCAAACAGCGCGTCGATGGTGTCCAGATCGGTATTGATCTTGGTGCCCCAGGTATCCGTGCTGGCGCCGACCTCGGGCTTGGTCAGCAATAGGTTTGTGGTAGTCGTATCGGCCATTTAGTACCTCATGCGGCAATTTGCCACGTTTCAGAATTCACAGGGATAGGCGTCCAAGTCTCACCTGTATCCGGAATGTTTGTCCATGTTTCCGACGTATCAGATTCTGGCGTCCATTTTAGAACACCATTGACCACCATGCCAGAAGTGCATGGCAACAATATCGCCAGAGACTGGGACCGCACGCCATTGACGGATAACGAAGATTCAGCGTTGATCCTGATAGGCTGATTCACGATAACGCTGGTGCTGACCGTCATGTCAGCCCAGGCATCAATCAAGATGCTAATGAGCGGAACCCGGATAGCCGAGACCGACATCGCGCTTACATCGGTGGCCGCGAATGAGCCGATGGCGTACCGCACCGCAGAAATACTCGCAGCCGATGAGCTGGCCGCCGTAAAGGCTCCAAAAGCATAGCGAATCGGCGCCACGCTAACGGAGGAAGTCGCAGAGATTGATACCGCTGTTGATGACGTTTTAACTGCGGAAGCCGAGGCGGAAGAAGACGCCGAAACGCTAAACGATGCGCTCTTAGTGATGTTGGCCGCGACAGAGACAGCCGACGCCCCAACACAGGCAAATGCGCTGGAGTAAACACCGGCCGCCTTTATGGCGACCGTTGACGAGGTGGAGACAGTTACGGCTGCGAGTGTTACCCCGTAGGAGTATTTACCCTGGCCGTATGGCCCGGAGCCGTATGCAGCCATTTGCGGATTACGTCAAGGTGACGTCCAGATCGCCGGCCGGGATACGCAGCACGTCGCCGTCGTTGATGGTGCGTGCGGTAGACAACGCAGCCCATGCCAGCATATTGCCGCCGGTGGAGGCGTCGAAAATCGCAGCCCAGCCAATCGAACCCCAGTTGCCACCAGAGGCTGCAGCGAATTCAATGGCCGCGGAGTTCGTGGCATTGGTGGGCGACGTGCCAGACACGCTAATCGTGCCGGTGGCGACACGCGCATAACCGTTGCCAGAGACCTCAGTGCCGCCACCCGTATCGGACGGGGCAGCAGTGAACAGACCAATAAACCAAGCGGTAGGCCGGGTGGCGCTATTGGTGGTCAACAGCCAATTGAGAACCAGGTTCTCGGTGTAGTCGGTAAACGATGACATTTAAAAAACTCCTTTATCCAAAAGTCCTGGCACGCATCATTATGGAGCCGCCAGACGTTGCTCCGCGATCATCTGCAATCTGCAACTCCTCAAGGCCACGGGTGTAGATCGCTGCCCAGACAGGGATCCGCGCATCATCCTTAAGATAAGGCGCGGCCTGCATCAGCGAGCCATACAAGTACACGTCCGGGGCTTGCGTCAAAAGCCAATTCGTCGCCACAGATCCCGACAGCTTGGACAGCTTGGCGTAATAGATCAGCTCGGCGGTATAGGTTCCATCCGGCACTGGAAGCACTCGAATCTGGCCGCCAACAATGCCGAAGTAACCAGGACGCCCAGGAGAAATATAAGTTGTAGATTTAAGACTATCAAGTGCGTCTACAGATTCAAACGTAAGCGCCGTCACGGGATTCGTGTTCAGCTTGATCGACTTAGTCTCAAGGAAATCGGCAGGCACCGCGCTGTACTCGGTATCAATCGACGCCGTGGCGCGCACGATCATCTGGCGCGTGCGCAGCGTGCGCTCGATCTGCGCTTCAGCCAGGGCAATGAAGTCCGGGATGACGCTGGTCAGATCGGTGCGGTTGAGCCAGTCGGCCACCGACGCCTTGAGTTCCGTGTACGTTGACAATGCCATTAGGGCGCCTTTTCCTTCTCTAGATCCTTCACGATCCAGGTGTGCTCGTGCTTGTATTCAAACGTGCCGACGTGGCCGATTTCCTTCGACACATCGTGATCAATCCAGATTTTAAATCCAGCAGCCCGAGCCTTGTTGCAAAAGAAAACGTCTTCGCCAATGTAGCCACGTTTGTCGCTACGCCACGGCGTCTCGTACCACGGCTCGGATAGACCCTTAAAGACGTCAGCCTTGATGAGCATTACGCCCATCCCGACCGAGCCGATCTCCTGCAGGCCGGTGCTCTCAGGCATTGACCAGACCAGCTCGCGGTCGCCGTTTTCCTTGTATATCTGCGCCGTCGGGCCGGTAGGCATCCTGCGCCTGGCGCAGTTGGCCGCCACGATGTCCAGATCGTGCGCCAGCAGCCGGCCGATCATGTCCTGCGGGAAACGCATATCCGAATCCACAAACAGCAGGTGCGAGCAGCCTTCGCGCATCGCATCCAGCGACAGCTCGGCGCGCTGGTTAGCGATCAGCGTACCCTCGGAGATCTTCAGCGAAATCGCATCGTTGGTCGTCAGCGTGTGATGGCATACCATATTGACCAGGTCATAGGTGAACATGGTATGCACCATGTCACGCGCAGGCGTGCAGACAGCTATGTAGTTCGTCTTCATACCTGCCCCGGGCGAGTGCGGAAGTGCCGATTTTCACTGTCGTTTAACCAGCGCTTCATGTATTCCTGATCGTCCAGCTTTCCTTCAGCCTTCATCTGGTAATACAGACTCAGCGGAATTGACGCCACGCGAGACCATTCGCCCCACCGTGCGCGCTCATCCACCTGATTAAATTCTTGCTTGTTCTCTTCAATGATCGCGGACACATCCTGCTGCGTCTGGATCGTTGCTTCGTCTTTCTCTTCGTCGTAATGCCAAGTCCGGGTGATTCCCAGATCCTTATTAATGTCGAACAGTTTTGAATTAGTCATATTAAAGAAGTCGTTAAAAAAGGGACCAGGTTTCCCTGGTCCCTCTTGCTCCGATTAGGAGGTCACCAGGTCTGCGGCCAGACCGTGGGCGTTCTCAGCCAGAACCTTCAGGCCCCACTCGACGATCAGCATACGCTTTTCAGCGTCGCCGGTCTTGGCGAGTTCGACTTGTTGGTAAGGACGCAGAACAACCATCTTTGCATAATCGGGATCGATCACGAAAGCGTCACGCTCGCGCTGGAAGCGGTTAGGCACCACGTTCACGTTGCCGAAGTCCGACACATAGATGTCGGCGGCGCCGATGATGGTGGCAGGACGCGCACCGCCGTCGATGTTGAAACGCGAAGAGGCGATGCCGGCGAAGCCAGAGACGCGCTGCTTGTTGACCGGGCCGGTCATCAGAACTTTAGGAGTGCCACCTTGAGTCCACACCTTCTGAATCACGTTCTTCAGGATGGTCTCGGTAAAGGTGCGAACGGTGCCATCAGTGCGACCCAGCGTGGGCAGGGTCGTGTAGGTGGGGTTCACGCCGTTGGTGGTGTCATAGTCCACGTTGGTCTTGATGAACGCCTGCAGCGAAGCAGTCGTGCGAGCAGCGGTGGTGCTACCAGAGGTAGTGCCAGCGTTGTTCAGCATCGAGAACTCTTGATCACGCTTCAACTCAGCGCTGCGTTTGGCGATCTGGTACGCGACCTCAGAGCGGCGACCTGCCTTGTTGACCACTTCTTCAGTGTTCGACAAGACGATGGTCTTGCGGCTGATCTGCGCATAGTTCTGCAGACGCACGGTAGCGACCACAGCGTCGAACGACGTGACGTCGTCACCCTCCAGCTGCGAATTAGCTGCGGCCGCTGCAAGCGTATCGGTCTGCCACTCATAAAGAGTGTTGGTCACGTTCTCGCGACCAATGTTCGACATGAAGGGGGTCTCTTCGGGAGCAATGTTGGTGATAACGTTGCTCAGGTCTTCACGGATACCCTTGGCAGAGTAGGTGGTGAAGGTATTAGTGACGATTGCCATTTTGTTACCTCAATAAAAGTTCAATTGCGGAGGCCGCATCTTGGACGCGACCAGTCTTTGCGAGACGCTGGGTTGCGCGAGCGCTGTCACTCATTTGAGATACCCGACCTGCTGCACCAGGCTTGGCAGGTTTAGGCCCGTTGTTAACGACGGGTTTGATGCCCTGGCGCTTGGCCTGCATCTGGTCATACAGCGCCGCTTTACGCAGCGCCAAGACCACCCGGTGGTCGTAAATGTTGCCCAACTCTTGAGGTGTGAATCCCATCTTCTGACCGAATTCAACGAGCATAGCTTTCTCAGCTTTGGCCTTCGCGGGATCTTTCCACGTCGGCAAAGCCTCGAGGAGCGCATCAGACTCTTTGGCCTTCACAGCCTGAAACTGCTCCATCTGCTCCTTTTGCGAGATCTCGGCAAGCCGCTGCTGTTCGGCCTGAATAGCTGCAGCCTTTTCCCGGTTCTCTCGCATCACCTCACGCTG